ATCTTGCGGCCTGTGTGATCGGATGCCATTGACTGCTGATCCTCACGGGTGGTGATCCCTTTGGACATACACAACGCTTTCAGTTTCCCGATCTGTGGCGGTGTTGCTGGTGCGCCTGGCTCTTTGATCTTTGGTGTGCCGTTGGCTGGGTGTGCTTTGATGGATTCGATAGGTACTTCTACCGCATCAAACATGTCAATCACGTTGTTGATGAACTCTTGGGTTCCCATCGGTTCTGCTGTTGGGATTTGGAATGAGTCAATCACTTCAGGTTCTTCTACTGGTGACGGGTACACGATCTCTGCTTCCTGAATGGCAGGGTGTTCTTTGTGGCGTTTAAACGCTGCCCGAAGATCATCCATCCCTGCTTCACGCAGATTGTCCAGGTCAATCCCGTCGGCTACCAACCGCCAGTCAAGGTTCGCTTCAGCACATGCACCCTTGAACCGTTCGATGTTCTGTAAAGACACCTTCGGATTCGGGTCAGTGCTGGGTGCGGCGATGGTCGTTGTGATAGCAGAACCCGACAGAACTGCACCATCTTCGTCAACATCAACCGCACCCAACTCCTCGGCAGTGTACACAACACCAAACAACGCTTCAGGGAAAGCATCACGAGCCACCTCAGTGATAGCCCTAGCCTTCAACATTGCGTCAGGATATTTGCGCCACACATCTTTACCCGTCAACCCTGCACCTTGCGCACGGGCCATAGTCCACACCGATTCAAACACGAAATCAGGATCATCTTTGCGGATCACCTGGGCGGTAGCAGTCTTAGTTACAGGATCAAACGCAACCCGAACCTTGTGTCCGGCGCGACGACCTAAGCCTGCGATCAGTTGTGCTGATGCGGTTGGTTTGCCGTCAATGACGTGGATGCTGGTGACAGCAGAGATCGGGCTGATACCTAATGCTTCTGCGTATTCGATTGCGTACAGCAGGTTGGCAGGGTTCTTTTGGTATGCCTTTGGTAGTAGTTGGGCGTTGGCTAGTTCGTGTGCTAACGCTACTTTGTCGGATGTTGATGTTGCTTTCACTAGGTTGCTCATTACTTTTGCTCCTTTGCTGTGATCCGCATGGTGCGGAACTTGGATGTTTTCTTAAACTTGGCGTACAGGGCAGGATGTTCTGCCTCAAATTGTTTAGCATCAAAACTGGTGCGTGTCGAGTTCTTCCATGTCACCACCTGGGTGCCGTCAACTGACCCGTATTCTGCGTCACCTAACAGCATTGCGATCTCACCTTTGATCTGTTCCTCAACAGCTGCCGCTTCCGCTTTCTGGTGACGGGCCAACGCGAGCCGTTCTAAACTATCGTAAATCTCATGGCCCAAGACAACAGTATTATCGTGTCCCTCGGGGTAGATGGTAGCGGCGTTCTCGTAAGTCGGGTCAGCGTTTTCGGGCATCATACCCATGTCGATGAACCCCAAGAATTTGCTTACTTTCTGTATGTGTTGTTGACGTTCATCGGAGGTAACGGTTTGGGTATGGTAATGGAGTTCCAATGTGGAATCCATGATGATCCAAATAATTTCTCGTGCGTCTGCACAGATTGCTTGCTGTACCCCTTGCCAATACCAGTAGCGAGGCAGCTCCCCAGTCCAGCGTTTGTTGCTAGTTTTAATCTCGTAAAACTGACCTGACAAATCTTTGCCATCCATCGTTGCCATCATTCGCGCACCGTCAGCCTCAAAGCAATACAAGTCTTGTGGTTCGGTGATGGTCACATTCAAATCTTGTGAAGCCAAAGCCATGATGACCGGCTCAAAGGCTGTGCCTCGACGCATCGCATTGTTTTGTTCTTTCGGCACGGGGGGTGCTGATGCCAATAGTTCTGCGGCTAGGTCGGCTGGTGTGGTGAATCGGTGTTCGCCGTGTACTGCGGCAGCTACGGATGCTGTGACGCGCTTCCCGTTAGGGCCTTGCCATCTGGCGTTCAACCATTCTTGGCTTCCATGTTGCGGTTTTGGGATGGTGTATCTCTGCATGATTTCTCCTTGTCGTAGCAGGTAACAGTAGGTTAGGGGTGTTACACGGTGATGTCAAGTCTTTTCTAAATGGGGGATATCTACCGCTTTAATGTTGCGGATCATTGCTACAGGGATGTGCAGGATGTGATCCAGGTCGTCGTCTTCTGAGCGTGACTGGTACAGGGTTACATGGTTTTCTTTACCGCCGTCACCTATCGCCAGCAGGTATCCGCAGGATGTGATGATGTATTCGTTTTGGTCTATGTCGCTGATCGCAGTCCAGCCTGTGCCACCGGAATGGGTGTCTGCCCATGTGATAACAACAATCGTTTTAGTCATCGTCTTCTACTCCTCGATCACCACATTCAGGGTCGGCTGGTATCGGCGCAGGGCAACAACATTTGTAGGGTCTTGCACCGATGATGTTCATTGGGTTTCTAGTTGTAGTACATGAAGCATCCCACGCATTTCTTCGATACGAAGTTTCAGGTCTGCTATTTCTTTTTCTAATTCAACAACAAACAGTTGTGTCATTTCACGTTCGTGTTGGATTGCTTTCATTTGTGCCATTACGGTTGCCTTTCTTATATAACTGATATGTCGGAATAGTTGCGGATGTCGTGGCGGCCTGCCAAGAAGGTGAGTACCCCTGCTGTAGACCATACGCCTTTAGCGTCAGCGAACCATTTGCTTCCACCATCCAGCGATGGGCATTGCAAAGAGGTGTATGCCCCATGATCCACGATTTCTAGGTGATGGAAGTGTGCTGTCACCCACAAGTCAGGTTCACGCCCTTCCTCACGCAGAATCTTGATTGACTGTGCGTTAAACCAGTCCACCTTTTTGCCTGTGATTTTGTGTCCGTGAGCGAACGCTATCTTCACATCAGATAACACTTTCGTTGTGACCATTTCATCGTGTGGAATAGTCCAATGAATGTTAGGTATTTTGTCATCAAGTATCCGGTACAAGGCATCCAACAGGAACCCACCAGAGTTATCTGAATCGGATGTGACCTGTTTGCCACCTCTGCGCATCCATTCACCGTGGTTACATAGCACCCCAAGTACATCTAGTTTCGGTGTGAGTGGTGCAAGCGCAATGATTGCTTTAGCGAATAGGTCTATCCCTAACAGGATTTGTTGGCGTTGAGTGAGTTCAACTGTGAACAGCTGGCTCGCATAGTTGCCGTCGCATCCTTCAAACGGATCACCCATGTTGGTGAAAGCAATCCCTTCAATGTTGTGACCTGATCGTTGTAGTTCTTTGATCCGTTTCACACCTGCTTCAATGGAGGCTGTCATGCGGGCTACTGTCGCTTCGACTCCACCGCCAGCAGATTTACCTAACTGTAAGTCAGCCCAGTTGAACACAAACGTGCAGGGGATACCACTGTTTTGTTTGGTGGTTGGGGTTGCTGGTTTCCATTTAGCAATACGGTTCCGCAATGTTTCTATATCTAAATCTGTGACGGATGCTGTTTTGCGTTTGAACCTGGCCTTGTATGAGTACAACCAAATTAAGTCTCGATCACCGTTTTCTAGGCGTTTTGATGACTGCCATTTGGACATGCGTACCGTGTCGTCAACAATTTGAAACACGTTCGGGTCTAAACCGAACCCGATCAGCACAGAAGACCAATCGGTTTCTAATGCGAGTGGTGCGTTCAGGGTGCCTGTTGATAGCTCACCGCCGTCAGGTGTTACTTCAGCCCAGGCTTGCCGATCTTTTGATGGCTCACTGCCAGCCATATCACCTATCTCAGATTTTAGGGACATGGACAATTTCTCCTCTGCGATATGCGTTGATTGCGGCTGGGCTTACCTTGAATCCACGGTTGATAAGTGCGCGTGAAATGCTGGCACCAGAATATGTTTCATCGTGTAAAGCATCCAACAAATCGGCCCTGTCCTGATCGCCTAGTTTTTCGATAGCGATAATAAGTGCCGGTCTGATACCACCCCGAACAACCTGTTCATCTTTAATCTCGTTTAGGAGATTTTCTTTTGGCTTGTTCAACTCTGGCTCCCTCTATGAGTTTGGTCAGCTTCTCGATGATTTCCCACAGTTGATCTGCTTCGTGTCTGCTTGGTGTTACTTTCAAAAGACTGTCACGGATCAACGTGAGGTCTACGGTAGTCAACTGTTTTGACATTTACAAGCACCTTCCTCTAGCGGTTTGTTAGTGCTTGGACTCTAGGTGATCTTTCAGTTTGTTGTCAACCTGTTCAACTTTGATTTCGGTTCGGACTATCCCTTTGTTTATGTACTTCAACATCCCCATGACTACATCGTGGTCGCGGCGGTTTTCTTTACGGAACTGGGAAACGATGACGGTCAGCAGACCGAAAGCACCAGTAACAGCAGCAGCGAGAATAATGCTCCACCCTGCATCCATAGGTCTGTCATGCCGTCTTTGCTGCGAGCCATGCTTTGACGCGCTCAGGGGTTTCGTCGCCTGCTACATAACGGATATGCCACGGCTCAGATGGTAGGGCTTCCCATGAGAAACCGAACGACACAGCGTTGGCTGCTAACCATTGCAAGCGTTTAGGTTCAGTGGAGTTCTTGATATCGACCGCAATTCCGAGGTTGTGCTTTGAGGTTCCAGGGACAGCCATCATCGCGTTACCTTTTTTCAGGTAGTACGGGATGCCTTTGTAGACGCGAGGCTTCTCGCCTTTCACTACTTCGGTTGTGTATCGCTGGTAGAACCCGTACTCCTGTACCGCCAACGTGCGATATGTGTCCGCTGGAGATGTCGGAGATAGGTCAATTCCTTCTGCGTTTGCTGCCGCATCCATCGCCTCGTATGCGTCGGCGGCACAATGATGCAAGATGCCTTTGCCTTCAATCGGGCGAAGAAGTTTTGGGCCAAGCGCACCAGGTTTTGCGTTCTTCAGATGTGAGCAAAGTTTGACAGGAATGATTGGCAGTTTAGATATGTCTACCTTTTTCATTTTTGCCATTACTCTGCTACTTCTTCATCCTTTTTCTTGACCGAGCCTGCACCTGCGAAGGCTTGCTCGATCTCCTCTTTGGTCAACGATCCGTCAACACTGAAACGCAAGAGCTTCTCGATCACTTGGGCGCAGGCCATGAGTCCTGCAAG